TAAAAAAATAGACGAAGAAGCCCGCACTCTTGACGAGACAGCTTCCACGAGCGATCTCGACAGGCACAAAGAGATTGTTTTGCCGAGTGCCTTCGAGAAAAGCCTCAAACCGTTCAAGGACAATCCTGTTATCCTGGCCTGCCATCAGTATCGGCTCTCCACTGGCAATTCGCCGGTGATCGGTTCGGCAATTCCTGACAGTATCAAGATAGCAGAGAAAAAGGTACTCTTTACAATGCGATTCGCCAAGACCGACCTTGGCGAGGAATACTGGCAGCTCTACCGCGAGCGGCACATGCGGGCCTTTAGTATCGGCTTTATCCCGCTGGAACACGAAGACAAGAAAGATGAAAAGCTTGGCTGGATTCGCACTTACACCAAGATCGAGCTGCTCGAAATTTCCGCCGTTCCAGTTCCCTCTAATCGCAGGGCGTTGGCCAGAGCAAAGGGTTACTTTGAAGACGATCATACAGCAGAGGAAATCAAAGCCGCTGTTAATGATGCGGTAGTCGAAGCCTTCAGGGAACTCGCAGAGAAAAACTCCGCTACAGACAAAGACCTCTTTGCCTTATGCGAAGAGCAGTTCGATGAAATCAAATCGCTTTTAATCGCCGATCCGGACGGATTAGCAAAGGGCCTGGTGCTCGGTGGTCCTTCTGAACCATCCGCTCCCGCCGGCGACGAAAAAAATTCCGAGCGAATCATCAATCTCTTAGAACAAATACAGAAAAAACTTTCAGGAGGTTAAAATCATGGATTTAACCAAAATCGAGAATGCCCTTGATGACATTCAGAAGAACATGGCTACTAAAAGCGAAGTTATCAAGCTTATCGATGACGAAGTAGCCAAAGAAAAAGAGGAACAAAAGGCTAAAATAACAGACATAGAGACCAACGCCAAGGAAGCAATCGAAGAGCTGACAAAAGCCAACGAAGCGATTGCCAGGCAAATCAAAAATCTGATGCAAACAAACTTCGCGTCAATTAAGACCCCTGCAGGTATGTACAATGGCATATGGGGCGATCTCGAAACAGCCAAGAACGCTGGGCTTTACATTATGGCATCGGTCTACAAGAACCAAAAAGCCAAAGACACACTGGAATCCAAAGGAGTCGAGCTCAAGCGGTTCACCGAAGATAAAGACAAGGCGATGGGCGAGGATGTCGGCTCGACTGGCGGCATTCTGGTACCTACCGAGTTCATTCCCAACCTAATACTGCTCATCGAAAAATATGGTGTATTCCGCCGTAATGCCCTTGAATACCCTATGGGTTCTGACAGTGCTATTGCACCGAAGCTGAGTTCTGGCTTAACCGTCTATTGTCCGGGGGCCGGTGTAGCTCCAACCGCATCGGACGCTGCTTTCAAGAGCGTCGGTCTGAATGCAAAAAAATTGATAACCCTGACAGCTCTCGATTCCGAGCTAACCGAAGATGCAGCTATCGCTATCGGCGAAATAGTTGGCTATCTGATTGGTCAGGCGTTTGCCAAAAAAGAAGATGAGGTCGGCTTTCTCGGCGACGGAACCAGTACCTATTTCGGTCACACGGGTATCGCCGGAGCCCTGCGAGCTGTCGATGCGACAATTGGCAATATCAAGTCGCTCGTTGTCGGTGCCGGCAACGCCTATAGCGAATTAACGCTGGCTAACTTCGAGAGCGTTGTAGGTACTTTGCCTGATTATGCTGACGACGGTGACGCGAAGTGGTACTGCAGCCGTAAATTTTATTTCACCGTCATGCTCAAGCTCGCCTTGGCATCCGGCGGCGTTAACGCTACCGAGATAGTTCAGGGACGTGGTGCCAAAGAAAAAACGTATATGTCCTATCCCGTTGAGTTTGCCCAGGCAATGCCAAAGACTGAAGCCAACAGCCAGATATGTGCTCTCCTGGCCAATCTCAAACAGGGTGCCTATCTCGGCGATCGCAGAAAACTGACTATCGACCGCTCAACAGACGCGTACTTTACCACCGACCAGGTTGGTGTTCGCGGCACCGAACGTGTTGCACCTTCGATTCACGGCGTCGGCGATACTACGGACGCCGGCCCGATATGCGGTCTGATTACCGCTGCCAGCTAAGATGAGACTCGGTGTTAATTACGGAATGGGTAATGAAAAAAAAGCTTGAAGTTAAAAACTTGTTTTATTAACCAAACGAAAGGACGGTTAAAAATGATTGATATACAAAACACCAAAATTGCCAATTTGTGTTATCCGCAGCTCAAAGATGACGGTGACCTGGCAGACCAGACATATGTAGATACCCTGGGCTGGGGTCATGCACGTTTTGTGATAATGATGGGCAATACCGACATCACTTTAGGTTCGACCGCCGAAGGCACCGCTCCCAAGATTGAGGAATGTGACACATCCGGCGGAACCTACTCCGATGTAAGCGGAGCTGCCCTGGCCGATTCCGTTGCTGCTGACGAGGATGGCAAAATCTTTGCTATCGACGTTGACCTGACAAAGTCCCACAAGCGTTATATGCAATGGAACACCCTGCACGCCGGCAACGGCAGCACCGGAGTTAACGCCTGTGCCTTTGTGATACTGTCGAGGCCTGAAGGCAACGGCCCTGTAAGTGCAGCCGATATGGGACTCACTGAGCACATCAAGGCCTAACAACGTGGACGTATGACAAGATGATATATCCGCCCGTCGTTTCGGCGGCGGGCGGATATTCAAAAACAGAAAATTAATTATGAGGTGAAAAATGTGGATCAAAATGAAACACACTTATGCTGGTGGAATAGGCGCTTTTTTAAAGGACATAAAATACGATCTATCACCCGGCACAGTTGAGCTTATCCCCAAAGACTGTTATGAAAAAACCTGTGCCCCCTGGGACGAAAACAAAGACCCTGAAGCAGGCAAACCGGCTCAGGCCCAGAAGAACGCTGCAGATACCCAGGCTAAAGCCGAGCAACTGCAAGCCGAGGCTGACAAGGCAAGAGCCAAAGCCGACCAGCTTGTATTACCTGCTAAGGCTAAACAAGATGAGGCCGCTGATGAAATTGCTAAGGCTGACAAAGCAAAAAAAACAGCAAAAAAAAGAACAGCTTCCAAGGACGACAAACGTAATGCCTTCCAGCTTGCAGATATCGCTAACAGAAAAGACCTCGATGCCCAAAAAGCCCAGGGCGAGCTTATGGTTGCAATGGCAGAGGCAAGTCTGAAACAACTTGATGCCGATGGGGCCGCCCGATTGGCAGAATACGCAAACAAGACCGTCGATGAGCTTCGCTCAAAAGCGAAGGCAAAGGCCAAGAAAAAAGCCAAGGCCGAGGCTAAAGCAAAAGCCGAGGCTGAAGCCAAAAAGAAAACTAAGGAGCTTGGCGAAGATGCAAAAAAAGGAGCCGAAGAAGCAGCCGGAAGATTCGGACTCGCAACGCCGCAAGGCGATTAACGAATCGCCGAAGGACAAACAGTTTCGGCCCGACAGGGCCGGCGGTAACTACGTAACAAAAGGCTCTTGAACGGTGTTCGAGACCTGATTAAGGAGCTATTAAAATGACAAAGAAAAAGCTAAAAAAAGAAAAAGACCTCTATGTGCAACACATGAAACTCTATCTGAAAAAGCTGCGATTGAAACTGCGATCATGCAAGGACGACATCTCCTGTTTCAAACAGGAGATGAAACTTGAACAACAGGAGATGAAGTTAATCAAGCAGCGACTGGACCAGGGCAAAAAAGAGTTAGCCCAATACCGGGCTGACAAGCAGAAAGGTTAAGGCAATGCCTGAATTAGTTGCGAGAAGCGATGCGGCCGTGGCTGTAGATGAGAACCTGACCACGCTTATCGACTGGGTCAATATTGAGCTGGTCAGCGGCTTTACAATCATAATCGACAATGTCGGCGGCGGTTCAGCCGATGATATTACCGATGTCCAGATAGATACCTCCGATGACGGCGGTGTGACGCCCAGTCTCGACCAGCACGCGGGCGTACCAGCGGTTCCTATAGCCGCCGGCTATTCAAGGACCGATACCTTTACCGAAACAGCAAAGTTTTTACGTGTACGGGCCTTGTGTGCGGCCGGTGAGGATACTACGGCGGGGGCCATGCTTTTGGCGGATACGTCGACAGGACTGATATGCACGCTGGCCGATGTCAGAGACCGCCTCGGCAAAGCCACAGCAGATACTGAAGATGACAGCACCCTCAACCGGATCATACTTGGTATCGGAAGCATGTTTGACAGCTACACCAAACGCAGCCTGATACTCAACGCCGCTGACGTTACCGAGTATTACACAGGCTGTGGCAGCCAGTTGCAGATTAATCGTTATCCAGTCGTTTCTATCACTTCGATAAAAGAAGCTGTCGATTACGATTTTGATAGTGCTACTGCATTGACTGCGAACAGCGGTTATCGCCTAATCAACAGCGGCAAAAACGGGGTAGTGTCTCGCATGTACACCAACTGGTTCGATACGCCGGACTCTATCCAGGTGATTTACAAGGGCGGCTATTGTTCAGCCGGCCAGACACCTGGCAGCGGCGAATACGCAATGCCCGCCGACTTGCGAGAAGCGGCAATCGAGCAGGCTACGTTTCTATTCAAACGCAAAGACGATATCGGCCTGGCAGGCGTAAGCTTCGAAGGAGGTTCGATGAGCAAGTTCAGTGCGATTGATCTGCTGCCTAACGTTAAAAAAACTCTCGATAGATACCGGAGGCCGGCACTATGATGGTCCAGATGACAATGGGGCCGGGGTTCCCGCAGACTGTTGCCGAGCTCGGCAGTATGGGCAGGGCTGTTGCCGAAGCCTGTTCGGTAGGCCTGAAAAAAGGCGTTCAGTTCGCGGCCGGCAAAGTAGCCGCTGATTATCTTTCCGGCCAAAGCCTCAAGCGACGCACCGGCCAGTTGGCCAGGGCTGTCGAGGGCTGGATGGAGGCCCCGCTGGACGGTGTAGTTGGTGTACGTAACGATGCCGCAGTCGAAAAGTATAAATGGCTGCTCGGTGGCGAATCGAAAACTATCACGCCTAAAAAAGGCAAGTTCCTGACTATCCCTATCGGCGAGAACCTGACCAGTGCAGGGGTCGCAAAGTACAGCTCGCCACGGCAGGTACCGAACGGCTTCTTTGTAAGAACCAAAGGACGGTTATTATTCGGTTATAAGCGAGGCAAGCGAGGCAAGTTCCGCCCGCTATTTACACTCGTCAAAAGTGTATTCGTTCAGGGCTCAGCTATTTACACTCGTCAAAAGTGTATTCGTTCAGGGCTCAGATGCCCTGGCGGATGGTGTTCTTGACAGTGAAGACGATATCCGTGAATCGATGGAAAACGAAATCGCCAGAAAAACAGGAGCTGCGTAAACAATGGCAAACGATGGCGGGTTAATCGCAACTCTCGAACAGTGGATGGTCACTACGCTGGCTGCCCTGACCAATAACGGCAAGGCCGTTTTCAAAACAGTCGAGGTCTGGAAGCATCAGGTAAGTGCTGCCAAGGGAGGGCTGGAGAAATTTTCGCATTACGAGCCGTTCGCTTTTGTAGGTTACATGTCAACTGATACTGCACGCGAGGGCGGTTACGATCTGCGAGAGGTATTCGAATTCGGTATCCTGATAGGTGTTCAGTCCAGGTCCGACGGCGTAGCCAGATTCGGCAATTCTAACAATCTCGGTACCAGTAAAATCCACGACCTGGTAATCACCGCCTTCGATCGTAAGCATCCAGGCGGCAGCCTGACTTGTGACGATTTTTATTTTACCGGTGCGATCGAGGTAATTGATGCACCCAAACATCATGCAATCGAAATGCATTTTGAAACCAGTCAGTTAATCACAAATTAGGAGATAAAAAGAATGGTAACTGTAAACAATCGCGTAGGCCTGCCACAGGCGATCACAATTAACGGAGTTGACGCCGGCGGAGCAATGACAGCGAGTATTCAGGCCGGTTACGATAACGTTATGCGCTCGACACCGGACGGTCTGGAGGTTCCCGTCAAGGACAAGGAAATCCAGTATGTTCGCGGCACCATTGTTACTCAGGACTGGATCGAGGCAATCAATCTTTTAACCGGTACTGTCGGCACTTATGTTTTTTACGAACGTAAAAGCGGTGTCGCCGAAGCAACCGGTTACATCGAGCACACTCTCACCGCCCCTGTAATTCACCGCATAGCCATCAACGGTACTAAGGGCGGATACTGCACAGTCAGTCTTGACTTTGAATGTCGAGCTGCCGATGAGACCAAGACTATTGCAGATATGTGGGCTTTGCTCGATAGTCAGGCTGCACCCACTTGTATATCTGCAGCTCGCGGCGGCTTCAGGGTGGAAACTGCCGTTCATGGCGTCGACCCGAATGATATTGATATTTATCACGTGACCGCCTTTAACTTTAGTATGACATTACCGCTCGTTAAGGCCTGCAATGATGCCGATGTCGGCTATACCTGTGTCGACGCCCGCCTCAACGGCCTTATGACCGAAGGCTCTATCAGCTTCCAATCCGGTGAGATAACCGGAGCTATTCTTACCTGCCAGGAACTAATAGCAGCAACGGCGGCCAATCTGATCATTACGGTCACACAAGGTCAGGGTGGAGCCGACAAGGTAATCACAATAGCTAACGCAGATTTTAACAGTATCGGCAGTAATTCTAATGCGTCTGCTCCGTTTACCGAATACACAGCCGCCTTTGACGTTGCTAACGATGCCGATACGCCTTTGACCCTTGCCGGTGACAATAAGATAATTACGATTGCCTGATATTGCGTAATACGCTTCACGAGATACGAGATACGAATTATGGCCAAAGACATAAATATACATGTAAAAGCTACAGGTGCCGCCAGGACAAAACAGCAGCTTGATAGGGTCGGTAAATCTGCGCAACAGGTAGGAAGTTCTGTTGGCGGCGGCGCAAAAAAAGGCGCTGAAGGGATGGGTAAGCTCTCCCGATCCGCTGCCTCAACAAAAAACCGATTCGGTAAATTAAAATCCTCTATTACATCCTGGATAGTTGGAGCCTTTGGCCTTACAGCTGCCATCGGGGGAATAACAAAGGCAATCCGCATACAAGCCCAAGCTATAAAAGAACATGCTCAGGTTGCCGCAGAGCAGCAGAAAAAGTTGCTTGCCCTGCAGGCCATGGGGAGCTTTTTTGAGGAGCACCCAGAAGCAAGAAAAGAGGTTGCCTCTTATGCCGAATTTGGACGCCGACCTTTTGAAGATGTAGCTACGGCATGGTATTCGGTTGAAAGTAAAGGGGCTGGACTTACAGAGGAGCAGAAGAAAGGCATCATGTTAGAATCGCTCGAGCTCGGCCGTATGGAGCCGGAGGCGGATCTCACAAGCATAGTAGATATGTTTTCTTTATATGCCAAAGAAACAAGAGAAAAAGACATCAATCTTATCCAGAATGTAATCAGAACAACAATGACAAAGGCAGGGGCGGAGCTTTCCGATGTAGGAAAATATTTACCACAATTTCAGTCTCTTGGTATTTCTGCGGGTCTTTCCGGGGCTGAAGCCGCAGGCCTCTGGGCGTACGCAACAACCAGAACAGGGCAGCCCGAAAAGGCCACTGTGGGCCTGCGTAATATTTTTATGGCCTTGCAGGGAAAAGGAACTCCGGAAAGCCAGGAATTATTAAAGCAATTAAGTATTACTCCCGAGATGGGTTTTTATGAACAAATGGGTAGGCTGTCCGCACAGCAAAAAGCCGGCAAGTTTGGACTCCCTGAAGCTGAAACAATAGCTATGAAAGAAAATGCCGCCCTCCTTCTTTCAATGTTGACAGACACACAGGCTATGATGCAGACCGTCTGGGAAGTCTCTGCCGCAGCAAGGCCTGACATCGATATAGTCAAAGAAAAGCTCGACCAGATTATGGGGCAGGATGAAATCGCACGCATTGGAGAAGAAAGGCAGCAGCTTGATATAGCGATACAAAACCTCAAAGGTCAAGATATAAAAGCTCTGCGATGGGACACATACCTTAAAGAGATTGAGGAAACACTAAGAAAACAGGATATTCCTGAATGGATAATACGGTATCAATTGGCCAGAGAAAGTATTCCATCCCTGTTAGGCGAGGAAGCCCCCACAATCCCTTTCCCTGGTCTTAGTCGTTATTTGTGGAAAAAAGTCGAGCAGGGAGCTCCGGCAGTCGAGAATATTGAGCAGAGAGCTCCGTCGATTGTAAACTATAATTATCACAACGAAACAATTTACACCCCACGTATCGGCAGTGACGAGCGAGGGCCGCGATATTCTCAGGACTAATTTATGTCAACAGCTTTAACAACTATATTCGGTAACGAAATTAAGGTTACGGCCCAGCCTCGCATTGCCGTGAAACAATACGCGGGCTTCCCCGGTGCACACGGCCTGACCGGCATGCACTTAGGCACTCGTGGCTATCCTGTCATAATCAGAGGCACGCTTGCCGAATCCGGCGAAAGCTATAGTGCCGCACGGGCCAGTCTGCAATCAACTATTGATGATATCGAAACTTACCTGTGGGCCGCAGCAGCCACATATACTTTCATGGGCTGCACCTACAGTAATGTCGTTTTTGACAAGTTCCAGCTTGTCCCTGATTCCAGAGGGGTATCGATTCACTGGACAAGCGAAGGTTACGCAACCTGTCAATTTATCATGTACGCGAGGTCTCTTTTATGACCGTTAAAGATTCGCAAAGCCTGGCCAGAACCGCCCAGTTTATGGTAGTCGAGCTCCGTCGCGGGCACGGCTCACCGCCTACTTACGATTCTACATGGCAGCCCGTCTGGGGTGCCAAAATCGACCGCATCGAAATCAACCGTGACAACAAACCGTCCGTAGCAACTATCTGGTTCCCGGAACTTCGCTGGCAGCAGAGCTACAATATCGCAACAGGTGACATGATACGCATCCGAACAGACGAACCTGGTAGTGGCAGCTGGACAGTTCTGTTCGAGGGCTTTGTAACTAACTTTATGTCGGATTTCTCGGGCGGCTCCGACCAGTCCCCCGGCTTTGAGCGACAGGCGATAGTTATCTGCGACTATCGCTGGCTACTCTCTACAACCTCGCCTATCTTTGGCCAGTTCGCTCGCACCGCCGACGATACGAGCTCCACTGCGACCTGGCTGTCCGGACGCCGTGCAATTTTTAACGCCGACGGCAGGCCAAACTGCGACGCTACCTTTGTAACTTACAGCGGCTACGGTGATATTCCCGTTTTTGCAGACCCCGACGTCGCAATTCCCTGGACCGCGTATGACATGCTCACCTACGTCCTTGGCCCTTACTGTAACAGCTCCACCCTTTATTTTGAGTTGCCGCATCCTGATAATATCTCCGTCCTGAGTCACACCGATTGGGACAAAGTATTGAATCATGTCGTCATCGACGGCCTTAACGTAATAGAAGCTATGTCCGCTATATGTCGGCAGATTGGCTGGGGTTTCCGTGAGGACTACACAGTCAGTGGTCCGGAATTGACCTTCTATAAAATCGCCGGTGCTACGGGCTACGTCCGCAACTCTGACAACCCTGTCATCTTGCACGAACTCCACGCCCCTGCTGTAGGTGATGACATCGACACCGCCGTCGGCGAAGGTAAAAAAATGCTGTGGTCTATGACACTGGCTGAAGACATCGCCGCTGTCGTAAACAACCCCTGGGGTCTCGGTTCACCCGATAGATTCGAGTTCACCGCTGAGCTGGTACCGGCCTTTCTGGATACTGACCTTATCCCAGACACTTCTGAGTCTAACACCCACTTGTTCTTTATCGAAGCGGACTTACAGGAAATGACAGATCCTGACTCCGAAAGTTACTATAAGTATTATCACCCGCGAGGCAGTCTGTTTATTCGCAACGTCGGCCGCAGATGGTCGCTCAACGAAGCCGGGCGTTACGGCTCAGCCGACACCTACGATCGCGGTATGCCTTTTGACTTTAGCACAGTTGTTCCCGCCCAGTACATTTTGAATTCACAGGGACATCATCTTTTTGCACCATTCAATCGCCGTTTACTGCCTTGTCTAACTGCCGACGAAGACAGTTTAAGCAGCGTTGGCATTAAGGTCGAGTTCAGTTTTGACGGCGGCTCAACCTGGCAGGTCATACCGGCTAATATCGTTGCATTGAAAGACGAGTGCGGAATCTATATCGAAGAAACCAACCTCGCCGAACTCGTCGACCATAAACAGGGCACTATATCCGGCGGCGATCTCGACGGCGTACAACTGAACCTGTGGACTTCGCTCTGTGACGATATATTGAACAGCCGCTCGTTTAAGAACGGCCAGTGGAAAACGCGGGTGCGGGTAACCGCAAGTGTCCAACTCGACCGGCGATTGACCCTTCAGTCACTGCCCACACCGACATCCGGCTCACCCTTCCATCACCGACAAATTTACGATTTCTCCGACCGATACGGCCGCCAGCAGCGTACATCGTCAAGCTCTTACGCCGGCAGCAGCCTGCCTGCATGGCAGGTGGATTCCACCACTGTTTTCGATAAACACCTCCAGGCCATCCGGGACGCCAACGAGGATATGTCTATAAGCGGTCAGTTCACCCTTGAGCGGCTATGGCTGGGTGATGGCTCCGGTCTGCCTGATTTTATGATAGGCGATTGTATCGAAAAAATAACCGGCCGCAGTTATCGTCTGTCCGCCGCATTGGGCAGCGGCACAGTCTATCCGGAAATAGTCCAGATAATTTACCTGCCTGATAAACAGCAGACTAAATTGATAACCCGAGACCTTAGATTTGCGGAAGTAGTTTTATGAATGCAGTTGTTACTATCAAGTTTGTGGTGCCTGTTGGCTATCAGCAGGGCGATTACGCCCAACTGCACGGCAACGGCGGCTCCGGCTCTATCGACTGGGGATCACCATTAACTAACGATATTTACGATCTATTCCCGAACCGCTCCGGAATATACGGGTGGGGACACGCTCCCTGGGGACACTTTCGCTGGGGCCATTGTCACTCTATGAGGTCGCTGGGCTTCGGCCATTTGCCATGGGGTCACTTCCCCTGGGGACACGGCACGGCTATGTTAATAATCAATCATCGCGTGGAAACCTGCGGTGCTTATAAATTCGGTCTCGCGTGTTACGATTCACTCGGCAACGTCCACCAGGGTAGCCCAGAGGAAGTAACTATTCATGTGCACATAACACCATCGAAGCCGACGGGACTTAAGAAAAATACTTACAACAAAACAACCGACATCCTCGTTTTGGACGCCGCTTAATATAGCTGCTCTTTTACAATTTCATACTGCTTCAAACCAAAAACACAACCGACGCGGGTGGATAATCAGTTTAACCACCTGCAGTGACAGCTGGAACCTGTCAAAGCATTTTATCGCGTCGGCTCTACTACTGACAACAATATACCAAAATAATCAGAGAAACGGACGAACGAGATGAGTAGTTTTTTCCCATGGATGGGTGGAAAATCCAGGATGGCCAAACGCCTGTGCGAGCTGCTGCCTGAACATCAATGTTACGTTGAGCTTTTCGCAGGGGCGGCTAATGTGCTTTTTGTTAAAGAAAAGTCGAAAACCGAAGTCCTTAACGACATAAACAATGAGATCGTTAACCTTTTCCGTATAGTTCGATTCCACCCACGCGAGTTTATCAATGAGTTATTACTCGTCACTCAAAGCCGAGTCGAATTTCAGGATTACAGGATGCAGGTCGGCCTCACAGATGTGCAAAAAGCTGCTCGCTCATGGTTTATTATGAAGACGGCTTTTGGCGGGTTAGGCGGAACAACACATCCGGCCTTCGGCTACGGCACTGTAGGCAAGGCACACTTTCGCAGGAGTGCCTTTGCCGCCATCCGCCGATGCCACAAAAGGCTTGATGGCGTCTATCTCGAAAACATTGATTTCGCCGAATGTATCCGTCGTTACGACCGCCCACACACCGTCTTTTATTGTGACCCGCCTTACCTGGAGTTGTCTAAATACAAAGCGGACTTCACACTTGAAGATCACCGCCGACTTGTTAATGCCTTGAAAGGACTTAAGGGTAAGTTTTTGTTAAGCATAAACGACCATCCTGTAATCCGTTCTTTGTACAAAGGATATCCCCGCTTGCGGGTCAAAGTTAAGTACTCGGTCTCTCGAGACAAAAGCCCGAAGGCCCGTGACCGCACAGAACTCGTTATAGCGAATTACCCGCTGCCCAAACGGTGGTAATTGATGGTTGGCCTGCGCAAATACCGTGCCAGCCTCTAAAAGTAGATATAAAGAATAGTAAATAACCAGCCGGTTCATCGTAAAATATATCGAAAACCGGCCGGTATTTTTCTGCGCTCACCTAATTTTGTTCACAAACCACCTAACTCGTACCTAAAGTTATGTCCGTTTCAATGTCCGATGTCCGCGCTCCCATGTCCACATCGAGCCTGTTTGTAAATTCTGTGATTCCCTGTCAACGCCCCTTAGAATACTGTGTAAACGCTTCTTAAACGTTTTGCTCTGGCGTAACCTTTTCGCCATCTCCGTGCACTTTTGAGCGTCCAGACGGACTTTTCGCCATTTAGCCGACCCTCTTTTCTCACTGCTGTCACCCCCTCAAATCCCCCATTAACACCCACTAAACCCACGTTTTCCCCTCATTTCCCGCCCATTCCCGCCGTTTAACCTTTTATGCCACTTTAGTCAGTAGTTGACAATGGGCGAAAATAAAGTTAAAAAAGATGCCTGCGTCAAAAGTAAAAAAAAAAAAAAAAAATA